TTATTCTCCATTTATTAAAAGTAAAGAATTACATACTTAATACTGGCATTACTTACTAGCAGTGCCAGTAATAATGCAGTAATTCCGAATTGTTAAACTCAAGCAATTAAATGCTTGAAAGCTAGAAACAAGCCTTTCAGCTTGTGCCGGTTATCCATGCCGGCTAAATCAATGTCACTAGGAATACTTACTATTATCCATAGATTTGAAAGCCTGTCAACTTATTTTTAAATGCCTTGATTTTAAAGGGTTTTTCAAGCAATTAAATGCTTGAGAATTTCATTGAAAAGTACATCATTTTAAAACTGTGTATGAATTCATTATTATGAATAGGTATATATGATTTGATGCATATGACATCGTATGAATGTATAAATGTGCATGAATTGCTATGTATTAATTACTGTGTATGTATTCATGGGTAGTAATTCATATATATGTTTGACTCGGACATACCAATGAATAGATGTGCATGAATTCATATATATGTTTCCTTGAAAGCGGGGAAGGGGGGACACCCTTTTGCAAAAAAAACGCCCAGAGCCAAACCATGCCACATATAAAATTTTTATTTTTTCAACTTAGTGTGTAGTATGTGTGTGTTTCATCCCAGATTCGGGGATTCAGATTTCGGCATAAGAAAATAAAAGTAGGATACTACACTCCATATGGTATAATATTGTTTCATTACAAATGAAGTCTTAAACATACCTAGAATACTAGTGAAGATATACTACACACTACTTACTACTATAAACAATCACTAGAATATTCTAGGTAACAGCCAAAACAATATTTGAATTCTGGTATAATACTAAACTTATGGCAAACAAAGGAAACATCTCAGCTGATTCTGAACAAGAAATCAGAGAAATTGAGAAAGAACTCGAAGAAGAGCTTAGATATGCAGTAGCATCTGCTAAAGGTATAGTACCTGCTGATGCTGTATTAAAGATTGAGCGTAAAAAAGGCAGGCCGACTGGTGGACTTAGTGCAGAATCTAAGAAAGCTGGTGGTAAAAAGTCTAGAATAAAGCGTGGACAGACGTATAAACCTACAGATGACGATTATTCTAAAGTAGAAGAGATGGTTACTATAGGATTAGACCAACACACTATAGCTAAAGTAATGGGTATTAGTAACGCCACCCTAAATAAATATTATTCTCATAATCTAGCGGTAGGTAAAGAGAAAAGAACTGCAAGAGTTGCAGGTGTTGCTTATGAAATGGCGGTCAGTGGAGAATCTCCTAGCATGACTACGTTTTGGTTAAAGACTCAGGCCGGATGGTCTCCGAAACACCACGTTGTTGTAGAGGATAGACAGTTTGACATACAATGGGCCAGCAATGAAACTGACATTGCAGACGCAAATCAAATATTAAGGAACAAGGATAGCAAAGTACACTAGTATTTATGCAAGAGGAGAGGAAATCCATAGTAATTCCCTATACACCTAGGGATTTACAAAAACACTTACATACTAATCTAGATAGATTTAATGTAGTTGTATGTCACAGGCGGTTTGGTAAGACTGTGTTTGCTATAAACCAGCTAATCAAAAGTTCTGTAGAAGATATACAAGCTGGTAAGCCCGCACCTAGGTATGCATACATTGCACCACTATTTAAGCAGGCAAAAACAGTAGCATGGGATGAACTTAAGAGATTATGTTCTGTATTTCCCGAAGTAAAGTTTAACGAGGCAGAACTAAGAGCCGACTTTATGGGAGCGAGGATACAGCTATACGGGGCAGACAATTACGACACCCTCAGGGGAATTTATTTAGATGGTGTAGTGCTTGATGAGTACGCTCAGATGAACCCTAAGATGTTCTCTGAGGTTATAAGACCAGCACTATCAGATAGGAAGGGGTATGCAATATTTATTGGTACACCTAAAGGGAAAAACGAATTTTATGATTTATACCACTCAGCACCGGATAGGAAGGGATGGGCTAGATTCTTATACAAGGCGAGTGAAACAGGGATATTAGATGATGAAGAGCTTGAACTTGCGAAACAGGATATGGCAGAGACTGAATTTGAACAAGAATACGAGTGTTCTTGGTCTGCTGCACTTAGAGGTGCGTATTATGCTAAAGAGATTGAAACTGCTTATGAAGAAGACCGAGTGGGGAAAGTCCCTTATGACCCGTCTAAACAAGTAGTAACAAGCTGGGACCTCGGAGTCTCAGACGCAACGAGCATATGGTTCGTGCAATTTGTAGGTAAAGCAGTACACGTTATAGATTATTATGAAAGTTCAAACGAAGGGTTGCCACACTATATAGATGTATTAAATAGAAAAGGCTACCACTATGGTGCACACATAGCACCACACGATATAGTAGTTAGAGAATTTTCTACTGGTAAGTCAAGACGAGACCTAGCATTTGACCTAGGCATAGACTTTCAAGTAGCACCAAAATTAAAAGTAATGGATGGTATTGATACTACCAGAACTTATTTAAACAAGTGTTGGTTTGATTTGGAAAGCACAAAGAAAGGGCTAGAAGCATTACTACAATATAGAAGTAGCTATGATGACAAGAAAAAGATTTGGTCACAAAGACCAGTCCACGATTGGACATCACACGCTAGCGATGCGTTTCGTTATTTATGTGTAACAGATGTAGTGTTTACAGGCAATGATAGTGTCTGGGGAAAGGAACTTCCTGAGACTGATTTAAGTTGGATAGTATAGGAGAAGATATGAATCCGAGATGGTTAGAAAATAAAATATTAGAAATGGCACAGGACATTAAAGACCTTAAACATATTATGAAAGCAGTCAGCATGTCCTCGCCACCACCTAAAGAAACAAAAGAACCTATTAACAAAGGTAAATAACATATGGCAAAAATGACAAAGAGGGAGCTATCTGCTCACTTAGAGCAAGAAATTAACTCAGCTCTAGGGTACAAAGACGGAAAGCTGACAGAACAACGCTCTGATGCATTAGACCGTTACTATGGTAAGAAGTATGGTAATGAGCAAGAAGGTCGTTCTCAAATTGTCACAAGAGATGTAGCCGATGTAATAGAGTGGATTATGCCAAGCCTTATGAAGATATTTACTTCGGGCGATAAGGTAGTACAGTTTGAACCACAAGGTCCAGAAGATGTAGAGATGGCAAAGCAGTCTACTGATTATGTTAATTATGTAATCATGAGACAAAACCCAGGATTTTCTACAATATACCAGTGGTTTAAGGATGCACTACTACAAAAAAATGGTATAGTCAAACACTACTGGGATGACAGCAGTGAAACACTAAGGGAAGAGTATAAGAACTTAACAGAAGAAGAATTTACTGCACTCTTATTAGATGACAATGTAGAGGTACTAGAGCACACTCCTAATGGATTAGAAGCTAGCGATGTTATTTCATTACAGCCACAACAAGTAACACATGATGTTGTAGTTAGTAGAACATATGACAATGGCCAAGTTAGAATAGAGCCTGTACCACCAGAAGAATTTTTAATAAACAAGTATGCCAAGACAATAGAGGATGCTCGTTTTGTAGGACACAGGGTAAAGAAAACTAAGTCTGAGTTATTAGAACAAGGCTACCCTAAAAATAAAATAGAGAATATATTTAGTAATGATGAGGCAGATTACAAAGCTGAAAGACTTTCTAGGTTCTCGCACGAACAAGACAATGCACCAGAGGGTGACATTGACGATGGAATTTGGGTTACAGAATGTTACATGCGTGTTGACTTTGACAACGATGGCATTGCTGAACTAAGAAAAGTAACGAAGGTTGGAGATGAACTGTTAGATAATGAGGCTGTGGATAGTGTTCCCTTCTCCTCCCTTACACCTATACCAATGCCTCATAAGTTTTACGGTCTGAGTATTTATGACTTAATCTCCGACCTTCAACTCATTAAGACTACACTAATGCGTAACTTGTTAGACAACATGTACCTAACAAATAATGGGCGATACGAGGTAGTGGAAGGTCAAGCGAATTTAGATGACCTGATGACTTCTAGACCGGGTGGTATTGTAAGAGTACGCACACCGGGTGCTGTTAACCCTCTGGGAACACCACAACTAGACCAGAATTCTTTTAATATGCTAGGATATTTAGACAGCATTAGAGAAGAACGAACTGGTGTTAGCAAGAACTCAATGGGTCTATCTGAGGGTGCGTTAAAATCGCATCAAACTGCTACAGGTGTCGGTCAAGTCATGACTGCTGCACAGCAGAAAATAGAATTAATAGCCAGAATATTTGCTGAAACAGGTATGAAAGACCTAGCAAACTCTGTCTATATGTTAGTACAAAAGTTTGAAAAGCCAGAAAAAATTGTAAGGCTGAACAACAAATGGACTACACTGTACCCACATGAGTGGAAAGAAAAGATGGATTGTGTAGCACAAGTTGGATTAGGCTTTGGTAATAAGGATATGAACCTAATGCACTTAGGTAGATTGTCACAGACAATACAAATGATTGCACAGCACCCATCTGCTGGTATGCTACTTAAGCCTAAGAATGTATACAACCTAGTAGCCGAGCAGATAAAAGCTATGGGTATGAAAAATGTAGATGACTTTATTACAGACCCCGGTGATGCACAAGTTCCACAGCAACAAGGGCCTAGCCCAGAGCAGCAAGCAAAACAAGCAGACGCACAACTAAAAGCTGAAGAAATAAAAGTCAAGTTGCAAAAAATACAACAAGAGTCTGCCATCAAGCAACAAGAAATGCAATTAGAAGCTGACATAGCTGCACAAGACTTAGAGCTTAAGAGGCAAGAAGCACAAGTAGATATGCAGATTAAAGCACAAGAACTTGAAATTAAAAAAGCAGAGCTAGCACTTAAACAGCAAGAGCTTGTATTAGAAAGAGAACAAGAACGAGCAGTTAAAATAGGGAACTAATTATGGGAAAGGGAGAAGAGATAGCAAGGGCAGACCAAGCTAAACAAATTTTAGAACATCCTCTATATGTAGAGGCTCTGTCCACAGTCAAGGAAGCATTAGTACAATACTTACTTGATACCAAAGTTGCCGAAGAAGTGGAAAGAGATAGATTATATATAACAATCAAAGCACTGGACTTAGTTAATCAACACATAACATCAGTGCTTGAGACAGGCAAACTTGCTGAAAGGGAGCAAGAACAATTTTTAACTGAATAGAGGAGAACAACCCTATGGATTCTGTAGAGAACACCCAAGAAGGTAGATTTGAAAGAGTAAGAGAAGGTTCAGCAGAAGATGCTGCAAACCAAATCCTTAATATGTGGGACTCACAAGAGCAAACCGCAAGCGAGGAAACCGATACCCCTGTTGACGAGGAAGTGGTAGAGGATACAGAGGAAGCTGAAGAGGTAGAAGAAGAAGCCCCTGAAGAAGAAGAAGAAGGACAAGCTGAAGAAGAAACCGAAGAAGAGGTAGCCGAAGAAGAAGAATATGAAGTAGTAGCTGAAGAGGATTTAAAGTATACTGTAAAGGTAGACGGAGAAGAATTAGAAGTTGGTATTGATGAGCTTAAGAACGGTTATCAAAGGCAAGCTGACTACACTCGTAAGTCTCAAGCATTAGCAGAGCAGCGTAAGGAGACGGAACAAATCCAGTCCGAGCGTCAAAAGCTAGAGCAAGAGAGGCAAATGTACGCTAATGGCTTACAGATGTTGCAAGAGCAACAGAATGCAAAACTTCAAGAGTTTAATAGTACTGATTGGGAAGCATTAAAAAATGAAGACCCATACCAGTATATGCTTAAGAAAGATGAGTACAGAGACGCACAGGAAAAAGTACAAAACGTGCAACAGCAGCAGGTTATTATACAACAAGAGCGTGCTGAAGAAGCACAGAAAGCTAGGGCACATTTTGTTCAACAAGAATATGCCAGACTAGTTCAGGCTTTACCTGAGTGGAACGACAAAGAATCTACTGTAAAGAAAGATGTACAAGAGTACGCTAAATCAGTAGGCTTTTTACCAGAAGAGATTAACCAGTTGGCAGACCACCGTAGTGTTCTAGTAATTAAAAAAGCTATGGAATATGATAAGCTGACAACCAAGGTTGCTCCTAAGAAAAAGGCAGTTAAGAAAGTTCCTAAAGTACAAAAGTCCGGAAGAGGAAACTCTAAAGAAGATGTAGCTGTTGAGGCCATTAAGAAAAAGCGTGCAAGGTTACAGAAGTCAGGTAAACAACAAGATGCCGCTTCTGTCTTTTATGATATGCTTTAAGGAGATAGGATAATGCCTACGCAATTTAAGACATACGATGCAACTGCAATCCGTGAGGATTTGTCAGATGTTATCTATGATATTTCACCAACAGATACTCCATTTATGTCCAGCATTGCTGGCAAGGGTTCAGTATCTAACACTCTATTTGAGTGGCAAACAGAAGCACTTGCTGCTGCTGTAATTAATAACTACCACGTTGAAGGAGCTGCTGCTGGTACAGCTGCAACTACTGCTACAACTCGTGCGACTAACCAAACACAAATCTCTAAAAAGGTTGTTGAGGTTACTGGTACTCACGAGACTGTAAACAACGCTGGTAAGAAGTCAGAAATGGCTCACCAACTAGCAAAGGCTTCTAAAGAGCTTAAGCGTGATATGGAAGGTTCACTACTAGCTGACAACGCTGCTGCTGCGGGTAACGCATCAACTGCTCGTGAGACTCGTGGTGCTGCTAACTGGATTACTACTAACGTCACTGACGCTGGTACTAGTGGTTCACACGCTGCTATGACTGAAGCTGACGTTCTAGCTGTTGCTGAAGCAGTATGGACACAAGGCGGAGAAGCCTCTACAATCTTACTAGGTGCGACTAACAAGAAGTTAATCACAGCTATGTCAGGTCGTGCTGATGCGGTTCGCTCAGTTGCAGATAACAATATGACTATTCAAAACTCAGTTGATGTATATGTATCAGACTTTGGTACTTACAACATTGTTATGGATAGATTCTGTGACCAAGACGTTGTATACTTCTTAGACCACGACATGTGGTCAGTTGATTACCTTCGTGATTTCCAAACTGTGGACATCGCTAAAGAAGGTGACTCAGAGAAGAAGATGCTTCTAGTTGAGTACGGTCTACGCTGTGGCAACGAAGCTGCTAACGGTAAGATTAGATACACTACTGGTTAATATAACCGACTACCACCCTAGGCAACTGGGGTGGTTTACATTATGGCAATTGATACAAAAATCATAACAAATTTAGATGGAAGTCTTACAATAGCTAGTCAACAAGATGACAAGGTAGTTAAGAAATTAGCCGAGCTAAATACAAAAGACAAGTTCCATAACAAAAACACACAATACAAAGGTGACTCAGTAATGTCACACAAAGTGGCAAGCATACCTCTAATCGTAGTAGAAAAAATGATGAGAGAAGGTATATGGGGAAACCAAGAAAGAATGAAAGTTTGGATGAACGACCCAGCTAACGCTATGTGGCGAACTACTAAAGGAAAAGTATAATGGCATTAGGTACATTTACAGAATTAAAAGATGCAATAGCAGACTGGTTAGATAGGTCAGACTTGACCGCAAGGATACCAGACTTTATTGCACTAGCAGAAGCTAGAATAAATAGGGAGCTACGCATTCGACCTATGGAAGTAAGAAGTACAATGTATGCTACAGTAAACCAGCAATACTTTAACCTACCCGGTGGTTACATTCAAATGCGTAACATACAACTAAACACAAATCCAACGACACCTCTTGAGTACATTACACCAGAGATGTTAGATAGGTTATATGGCAGTACTACAACAGGCAAGCCAAGGGCCTATACTTTGATTGGAGACGAGATTCAACTAGCACCAATACCTGACTCAGCCTACCAATTAGAAATGGCTTTCTACGAGAAATTTACCCCATTAGGGGATGGTTCTGCTGGTACTGTAACAAGCAACTGGCTAACTGCAAATGCACCAGACATTTTATTATATGGTGCTCTTATGGAAGCAGAGCCTTTTATAAAGAACGATGAGCGTATACCTGTGTGGCTTAACGGATACAGTAACGCAATAGACAAACTACAAAGACAGGACCAAAGGGATAGACATTCTGGCTCAGCAATGAGAGTAAGGAACATATACTCTGGAGTTGAGGGCTAATGTCTTACCAATATTTTTGGAATACACAGACAGGAACTTGGGCTGATGTAAACATAACATATTTAAACTCTTCATACGCACATACTGCTGAGTTTAATATGACAAGTGGCACACCGGATGACCACTTAGATTATTGGAATACAAACACTGATACTTGGGATTCATTAACATCACAGCAAGAGGCTTGGGGAAGAGTACCTAACATAGCTGTACCAAGAACAGCCACATTCACACAGAATAGTGGAATGAGCGTTCCTACTGTTGGTTTTGCATTGGCTGGTGTTGCAGAGTTTGCTATGGCAAGCACTTTAGCAGAAAGAGGAAACAGTACATATCCAGTAGAAATAACTCTAGCTTCTACAGAAGGAGCTTCTGGTCTTGGAAATCAGGTTTTTGTTGATTCAATAACTTTTGCCAACACAGTAAATATTCCTTTAGCTGGAACAACTACTTGGGATTTAGACACATCAACGTGGGCATCTGCTACAACTTATTGGGGATATGCACCACCTGTTAAATTAAATGTAACTGCGGAAATAACTCAGGTAATGCTGAACAAGTTAAACGCAGAAGACATACAAAAAATAGCATCAGCACTAATGCCTACAGAAATGGGAGTTGGTGCTACAGTTACTTTAGTTATGCCTTTTTCTGGCACTCTAGAGAGCGAGCAAGATATGAAATTTAATATAAACTTTGAAGAGAGTGCTACCTTGTCAGCAACATCGGGTACTTCTTCATCAAGCAACTTCTTGTGGAATGACATCGCAGAAGACACTGGTTCTACTTGGACTAAGGTAAGTGACCCAGACGAATAACAATAATACTCTAAAGGAGAGAAATACAATGGCATTAGATAATGTAAATTTAGGGCTGGCTAACTATTGGAAAGTTACTTGCCTTGACAAAGACGGAAACGTAAAGTGGGAAGAGGATAAGAAAAACCTAATCACTACAGTAGGTTTGAATCATATTCTTGACACACAGTTCCACGCAGGAACACAAGTAACAACTTGGTACATAGGTCTTAAAGGAGCTGGTACTCCAGCTGCTGCTGACACTATGTCTTCACATTCTAGTTGGGCAGAACTAACTGGTTACTCTGGTAACAGAAAAGAATGGACAGAAGGTGCAGCTTCATCCGGTAGCATGACTAACGGAACAAGCGTAGACTTTTCAATCACAGGCACAGCTACAGTAGCAGGTGCATTTTTAAACACAGCAGCAACAGGAACTGCGGGTGTACTATACGGTGTAGTAGACTTTAGTTCATCTCGTGCTGTAATCTCTGGTGACACACTACAGGTAACAGTAACAGTAACTGCTGCATCATCATAAGGAGTAACCAATGGCTTTAGAAGATTTAACAGGTACTAAATATATAGATGACCTAAACTCGTCTAACCCAGCAGCAGGTGATAATGTCTCTGAGGGTGATGACCATATACGAGGAATTAAAAATGTACTGAAAACTACTTTCCCTAGCATAGATGGTGCAATTACAGCAACAGACACTGAACTTAATTATGTTGATGGTGTAACAAGTGCAATACAAACACAACTTGATTCACCAGTTGCTAAGGGTGATGGTAGTTCAGCAGATGGTTATATACAGCTAAACTGCTCACAAAACTCACACGGAATAAAATTGCAGAGTCCACCACATTCAGCTGGTGCTAGTTACACGCTAGTATTTCCTAATGATGATGGCAATGCTAATGAAATGTTACTTACAAATGGTTCAGGTGTTTTAGATTGGACTACAGTAGGCACATCTTCGTTAGCTGCTGATGCAGTGACAGGTGCTAAGATTGCTGATGACGCTATTGATAGTGAACACTATACTGATGGAAGTATTGACAATGCACATATTGCATCAGCAACTATTACTGGAGGTAAATTAGTAAATGATACTATTACAGCTACTCAAATAGCTGCTAACGCAATTACAGCTTCTGAGCTTGCAGACAATGCAGTTGACACAGCAGCTATTGCCGCAGATGCAGTAACAGGTGCTAAGATAGCTGACGATACTATTAACTCAGAGCATTATGTAGATGGCTCAATTGACACAGCACATATTGCTGATGACCAAGTAACAGCCGCTAAACTATCTAATTCACTAGGTGATTTAAGTGGACACGGAGTTACGCACATTGGTTTAGATGGTGGTGACCACATCCAATTTGACAACAATGCAACTATGAGATTTGTAGTCAATAATGGCGAAGAAATGCGACTAGAAGCTGATGGTGATTTGCACGTTGATGGTGATGTTATTGCTTACTCAACTACAATTTCAGATGCTACACTAAAGTATGACATTAACCCTGTAGAGTTTGCACTTGACAAGATTAACCAACTTAAAGGTGTGTCTTACAAGTACAAGCACAACGACAGAGAGTCAGCAGGTCTACTTGCTCAAGATGTTGAAAAGGTTATGCCTTCAGCAGTCAATACTAAAAAGCTACCACTAGCTACAGGCACAGACAAAGAGTACAAGACACTACACTATGATTCAATGACAGCAATATTAGTTGAAGCAATTAAGGAGCTGACTGCTAAGGTTAGGAAACTGGAGAGCAAATAATGGCATTACCGGGAAGTGGACAAATAAGTTTAAACGACATAGCTACTGAGTATGGAGGTTCAGCACCTCACCAGTTAAGTGAATACCACGACAAAGGCAATGCTCCAGCAAGCGGAGAAATACAAATTGCTGCTGATTTTTATGGAACGTCTAATATATTCACATATACTATTGCATCTAATACTACTAATGTAAATCTACGCACTGCCGCTACTTCAGCAGGTTGGGATGGTAGTGCAATATTACAAGCTACAATTAATTCAGGTGTAACTGTTTACAGTACGTCTACAGGTTCGTATGCGATGACAATTGATGGTGGCTCTTTCCCTACAAGCTCCTATTTGATAAACAATGGAACAATTCTTGGTGCAGGTGGTGGCGGTGGTAGTGCTTGGTCAGACCAGTATGGATGTGGAGGTGGAAATACTAAAACCGATGGAGCTTCAGGTGGGCCGGGTCTATTAATATCTAATCCTATGACTATAAATAACAGTAGTGGTCGCATTTCAGGTGGTGGTGGTGGAGGCGGCACAGGTGGAACGTATGGCAACTGGGGAACTGGAGGAGGTGGCGGTGGCGGCTGTGGCAACGGGCCGGGTGGCTACTCACAACGTGCAGGAAATGGTGCGGCAGGTTCTCTGACAGGAGGAGGTTCAGGTGGAGGTGGCTACAACTATAACGGAAATGGTTGTCCACCGGGAACGTGGACTGGGCCGGGTGGTTCAGGTGGTGGATATGCGGCAGGAGGAGCGGCAGGAAATCCGGGTAGTGGTTGGAATCCGAGACCGGGTGGCTCAGGAGGAGCGGCAACTTCAGGAAATTCTAATGTCACTTGGAGTGGCAATGGTACAATTAATGGTTCACAAGGATAACCAATTTACAAGGAGTATATAAATGGCATTTTCATACAAAATTAGAGCGTTTAACGAAACACTAGGAAGTGTACAAATATCAGTACACAATGATGCAAACGAAACAATTGATAATTTAAACATTGATTTACCTAGAGATGCAGATGGGTTGTATTTAACAGGTACACCTTTAAATGATTACATTATGGGGTTTTTACCTGCTGATTTTTACACGCAAAAAGAACAAATTAAAGCAGGTGTGGCAAATGCTAGTGATATTGCATCATTAGTAGAAGCATTACCATCAGAAGAACCTGATGATGTTAGTTCAGAAGTTGAGAATAATACATACATTGACAATAGACTTAAACATCATGGTTTGATTTCATAAAAATATGGCAGTTAGTTTTGGTCAAGAAAGATTAAATATATGTATAAATTGCGAGTATTATAAATTTAAGTTTACAGGTGGTACATGCTCTAAATGTGGATGCATAGTTGCCTTAAAAGTAAAATTTAAAAAACAAAATTGTCCTGTAGACAAGTGGTAAAAATATCGAGGAGAAATCATTGGATGCAATCGCTGAAGATAAAATAATTATAGACGATAGTTTTATTACTGAACATCAAAAAACTTTTGTTGAACAAGAAGTGTTAACAGATGCTTTTCCGTGGTACTACGCAGACCATCAATTATATGACGATGGTTATGGGTTTATGTTTCATTTGTTAGCAAATAGAGCAGAAAATGTACCACCTGAAGAGAGACAAAATTCATCTTATTACCATTTTTTTAAATCTATATTAGATGGTTTTTGTGTAAAACATAATATAGAATATAAAGAAATATACAGAATGTGTATAAACTCTACTGGACTATGCACAAAAGAACAATCAGGTTTTCATTATGACCATGATTTTCCACATCGACAATTACTTGTGTATTTAACTGATTGCCCTACATCACGTTTATTAATTGCTGATGAAAATGAAAATGTCACTCAAGAATTTACACCAAAAGCATTTCATGGTATTAGTTTTACAAGATTAAACCATGCAATCAAATATCGTAAAGAAGAAGGTAGGCGTATTGTTGTTGTTTACACGTTTGTTTAAACATATTTATAGGAGGAGAAAATATGAGAAATAACTGTTGGAATTTTTATAACGCTTTAAGTCATGAAACAGTAGACCAAATAGTACAGGTTTTACAAGACGAGCCATTGCATCGTGGGGTTGTCAAAGAAAATGGACAGAGTATTGCATTTACTGAAGACAATGAAGTAAGAAAATCAAATGTTGCGTTTTTAGACAAACAAAAACATAATTCAATATTTAATCTGTTATATCAATATGCAGTTGAATCTAATAGAATGGCATATGGTTTTGATATAAAAAGTGTTGAAGATGTACAATTTACTTTATACGATGGTACAGAAAATGGATTTTACGATTGGCATATAGACAC